GAAGAGGGCTCCTGGGACTCCTCAGCGGCGAAGAAGCGCATCTCAGAGTGGGCAGGGGACGACTGGGGCAAGTACCGCAAGGGCTTTGCGTGGTTTAGCCCCGAGGATGACGACACCAAGGGTGGTTACAAGCTCCCGCACCACGACATCAAGAGTGGTGAGATGGTGACCGTCAAAGAGGGTGTCATCGCGGCAGGTAATGCCTTGATGGGATCGCGAGGGGGAGTTGATATCCCCGAAGAAGATGTAACTGCGGTAAAGGCTCACTTGGCCAAACATTACCGTCAGTTCAACCTCACCCCGCCATGGGAGAGGGAACAATCCACCGATGGTGGGAAGGAGAAAAAGGCAATGGAGCTTGAAAAAGCAATGGTTGAGCTGGAAAGCACTAAGGCTCAGCTAACATCAGAAAAAGAAAAGGTCGAAACGCTAAATAAGCGTTGTATGGACCTTGAGGAAGAGCGCAATGAGTACCGCAAGCAAGCGGACACTCTTCGCGTGAGCGCGGTCGAGAAGACCTTGGATGACTTGGTTGGCGTGAAGATCGCTCCTACGGAGAAGGACACGCTCATTAAGTTGGCCACCCAGTCCCCTGAGTTGTTTGAAGAACACCTCAAGGCGATTGAGTCGCGACCCGATATGAACATTCTCAAGAACGTCTCTGAGGACGTAATTGGCGAAGACCCCACCCCGAAAGCTCTCCCGGTCGGCAACGACAGCGGTGCTGAGTTTGAAGCCCTTGTTAAGCAACTCGGTGCCTAGAAAGGTATAGAACAGAATGAGTACCGCAACTCGTAAACTAAATTACGCAACGATTGGTAACTATGACGTTACCGCTGGCCAGACCGTTACTGTCGGTTTTGCCGTAACCATGGACAGTGACACCACTGTTCGCAACGCAGCCGGTGGTATTGACAACGACCTCATCGTTGGCGTGGCTCACACGGGCGGCGTCAGCACTGTCGCTGGCGATGCGAACGTGGACGTGTTCCTGTTTGCTCCGGTTGTCCCTGTCGTCGTGGGAGCTGGTGGAACGGCTACCCGTGGCACCAAGGCCATCTGGAATGCAGCTGGTAACGGCTTCACGAACGCGGCTGCCGCTAACCCCGGTGGAGCGAACGATGAGCAGTCCTATGGTGTTTTCCTTCAGTCGGGAACGGCTGGAGATATCGTTGGCATGATGATGGGCATGACTTACCGTCAGATCACCTGATTACCGAGAGGATTAAATACAATGTCTAAACAAATTCAATTGACCGACCAGGACATGGCAGAGGTCGCTCGCTTGAGTGCTCTCGGCAATGTCACTCACTCTGATATCGTTAAAAGCAACACGCGCGCCCTCAAGCGTCGCGGTATCATCACGCAGTCTGAGAAGTACGAAGACTACATCTTGTCTGTTGATGAGGCTCGCCGTACTGGTGATCCTCGTGTCTTGCGTGCCTGGGGAAGTGCCAACTTGGCACTCAAAGACATCGCCCCTGGCGTTGTTCACCAGAACGCTACTCTTAGCAACCTGAGCGTCCAGTACGCGAACGAGATGTACATTGGCGAAGAGCTGATGCCCATCTTGCAGGTGGCCAAGCAGTCTGACGTTTACTACAGCTATGGTCAAAGCGACCGGCTTCAGTACCCGGATGACGAGATGGGAAGTCGTGGCCAAGCCAACGAGATCCAAGAGAGTCGTTCGACCAGCACCTATGTGTGTCGTCCTTACGGTTACTCCAACTTCGTTTCGCGGATGACGCTGACGAACGAGGATGCGCCTCTTGACGAGATGCTCGACTTGGTTGAGGCGATTGCCGAAGGCTTGTCGTTCCGTCGCGAACAGCGCATTGCTGGTGTTCTCACGACTGGTGCGAACTACGGTGCCAACACGGCGGCCATTGGTGCTGCTAACCGTTGGGATACCGTGACTGGCGGCGACCCGATTGCTGACATTCAGACCGCAACCGCTGCCATCTGGCAGGGGCGTGGGCCGAGTGACCTCATCGGCTTCTGTTCGCTGGACGTGTATCAGGTTCTGAGTCGCCACCCGGCGATTCTTGACTTGTTCAAGTACAACGGCAGTGCCCCTGGTCTTGCTACCCCCGACATGATCGCTCGATTCTTCGACATCGACCGACTCCTTGTTGGTAAGGCTCGCCAGGATCCCAACGTTGAAGGTCAGACCGCGCTTCCGTACACCCGCATCTGGGGCGATGTCTTCGGCATCGTTCGTGTTGCTCGTCGCGCAAGCGTCCGCAACGCTGTCTTCGGTTACACCTTCCGTCATGGCTCCATCCAGACGGCAGTGGACTACGACTCGCTCAAGGGCCACGGCGGTGGATACACCGCTCAGGTCAGCGTGAGTGAGGTTCACCAAGTGGTGGCTTCGCCCACTGGTTACTTGATTACTACCCCAATCAACTAATCATGGCAAAGCGACGCTCAAGACGTAGTGTGGACACCGGGCGGGCGGTCACCTCCCCCGACCGGAAGCCCGTTGTTCGCCCTGCGTCTGAGCGTTATGTGAGGTGGCGCAATGAAACCGGTCGCTCTGTTGAGGGTGAGATCGGAGGCGTAAAGATCGAGGGTTGGACCCCCGGCTTAACGCGCAGTGTGCCAGAGGGCTTGAGCGGCGACGCTGAAGCCGTTGGTCTTACTCGAAAGGGATATGCTCAGTAATGGCGTACATTACGCTGAGTGACCTTGAGGACCGCATCACGCAGGCGGTTGTTACCCAGATTCTGGATGACAATGTAGATGGTACGCCTGATGAAAACCCTCTGCTGAGGTTTATTGCTGATGCGGAGAGTTACGTAGAGGGGTTTTTGCGAGGCAACTACGATATTGCTGTCTTGCGAACCCAGGGGCTAAGTGCCCCGAACGAGGTGAAGCGGCTGTGCTTAGATGTTGCAGTGGCCCACCTGTATGATCGTCACCCCGAGTATATTCGTGCGGATGGCCGTCAGCTATTAGAGCGAGCGCGCAGGGACTTGATTGACCTGCGCAAGGGCGTAACCCGGTTAGATATCGTGGGTAGCCCGGAGCCGGCGGCCAACCAGGGTGGTGTCGTCAGAAGCGGTGATCCAGATAGCATCGCTCCGGTGGATAAGTTTTTCAATGACCCTGACAGCTTCGGGATATTCTAAATGCCTAAAGGTAATGCAAGCGCAAGAACGGTTCTCCACGGCGCATACGATGCGTCTTCAGTTACTCCTGGCGCGGCTATTCTCGCTGATGGTCCCACGCGGGCTCTCTGGATCGGAGGAGCGGGCAATGTTGAGGTAACAATGCTCGGCGGCACGACGATTACGTTCGTTGGTGTCGGGGCGGGCACGATGCTCGATGCGCAGGTTAGTCATGTTCTAGCCGGTTCGACCACTGCAACGGACATCCTGGCACTGTACTAAGACATGAGAGGGATTATCGTTGGGCTAGGGCTCGCGCAGGGCTCCGAGGAAGGCGGCACTCCCCCTGTCCCCTATTCCAATACGAAGTCTTGTACGGTTGACGGAATCGACGAATACTTCGATTGCGGCTCGCCAGCCGCGTTTGGTGGCGTCAATCAGCCGTTCTCGGCGTCAGTATGGTTCAGGAGCGAAACGAACACGGCGTGCGACTTGTTCGGCAAGTGGGGCGGCCTAGGTCCGCGCGACTGGGTGATCTACATGAGCGCGGGCCGAGTCTATGCGTACATGCAGACTTCAGTCGGGCTCTCGAACGCGGTTACAGCTCAGACGTATAACGACGGAGCGTGGCACCTCGCGACGATCACGTGGGACAGCTCTAATATTACGGTCGATGTTGACGGTGGCGCAGACCGAGTGAGTACGGCGGCAGCGACGCGGCTCTCCACGGCAGGAAGCCGCACATACCTTGGCGCTCGCGATAACGGTTCCGGCGGTTATGTCTCAAGCACGATGGTAGCAGGGAACCTGGAAGAGGCGTCGTTTTGGAGCAAAGGCTTGTCGGCAGCCGAGTGCATTGAGATCTACAACAGTGGGGTTCCCATGGACTTGGCATCCCACTCTGCTGCTGCGAATCTTGTGAGTTGGTACCGGATGGGTGACGCAAGTGGCGACAGCGCCGAATCATCCGACCCGTCAGCTCGGATCAAAGATGTAAAGAGTGGGAACGACGCAACTCCCAAGAACACTGACATTGCGGACATCGTAACTGAGATACCTCCCACGTTTAACCGCCTGTCACTGCTCACCGATGGCGTCGATGAGTACGCAGAGCTGGCAGCCGCCTCGGTCACCGGTTGCGAGTTCGACTTCAACCAGCCCTGGTCAGTCTCGGCTTGGGTGAAGAGCAGCTTTGGCGGGGCTAGCGCCGGCTACGTTGCGTCGAAGATCAGGGGAGCGCCGCACTATATGGGGTGGGCGGTTGGTTTCTACAACGGAAACCCGTTCTGCTTCTTCAGTCACTCGGTTCTTCACGGGGCATATGCGCAATCCTACGTTGACCAGTATATGTGTACCGGTGCGTGGAAGCACGTCGTGTGGACTTACGACGGATCTGGCACGCTAGCGGGCGGCATGAAGATGTACGTGAACGGCACAGACACCTACCCGCAAGGGCAGGTCACAACGTCTTATATTGATACCATCGGAGGCAACAGCACTCTCGGCGGTGCGACCGCTCCGCTACGCCTTGGCGCGGCAAGCTACGGCGAATACTTCGATGGCTCGTTTGACGAGGTGAGCATCTGGAGCAAAGAGCTTTCCGCTGTTGAAGTAGACACAATGTACAACAGTGGCAAGCCCACTGACCTAACAGGTTCTGCTGATCTGGACGCTTACTACCGATGTGGTGAGGCCGCTGGAGATTCGGCAACAGGAACGATTCACGACCTGAGCGGCAACGCGAACAACCTGGCTGCCAACAACATGGAAGCGGCTGACATGCAGTCGGTGACGCCAAGGCCGTATTGGAACCTCCTGTCGATTGGCTTTGATGGCGTGGATGAGCGTCTGTACAGCTCACCAGCCAGCAATGCCCCGCTTTACGACACGGGCGACCCGTTCAGCGTGTCGTGCTGGTTCAAGACGTCAACTGGAACATATGGCGCGCTTGTAGCTAAAGAGTCAAGCCACCCAACATATGTCGGGTGGTGCTTATTTATGCACCCAGGCGGCATTATGCGGGTTGAGCTTTCCGCAGGAGCCGGGACGTATGTCGATGTCTGGACAACGGCATCAGGCTGGAACGACGGCAACTGGCACCACGTTCTGATGACGTATTCGGGGGGCGGGGTAGCCGCTTCGGTTACGGTCTATGTTGATGGCGCTATTGAGGCAACCGCGACGCTGAGCGACACTCTTGGTGGTGGCTCGATTCTGACCTCGGACCCGCTTACCATCGGGTGTCGAGGTGACACTGCCCTGGGTGCCTGGTTACCGTACAACGGGCGCGTTGACGAAGTGAGTCTCTACAACACCACACTTACCGCAGCTAACGCCGTAGAACTCTACAACAACGGCAAGCCGAGGGACGCTCAAACTCTGACTACGGAGAGCTACATTGACGCCTACTATCGCTGCGGAGACGACACGTTTGACGCGAAAGCTGGCGGTCAAGCTACAGTGTTTGATAAAACAGTTAACGATTATGATCTTTGGCAAGCTAATATGGAGCAAGCCGACTTCGACTTGGATGTACCATGAGCGCACTCACCTATTGTATTGTTGATTTTCCCGCAACTGCTGAGCAGTACGATGCGGCCATTGAAACCGCAGAAAGTGTTCGCAAGAGCCTTGACGAGAGCCAGTGTGTTCTCAAGTGGAGTGGCGACACCCCGTCTGCCTTCGACGGGCTTACCACGTTCACTCACGCGGAGATTCTCACCGTAATGCATACGGCCGAGTGGTCATCTCCAGACCCTCACCCTCCAGGTGGTGAGTAGTGGCACAAACGTACAATATCCACGTCGATCAGGGCTCTACGTACACCCTGACGGTTAGCTATGTAGACTCTACTGGGGCTGCGCTAAGCCTAGCCGGTTACAATGCGAGGATGCAGGTTCGCGCAACAGTTGGTGCCACGTCTACTCTCGCGTCCTTTACGAGCCCCGCTGGTGGTCTTCTCATTGAGCCCAGTGGTGTAGTTGGCACCGTTCAGCTGACAATCACATCTGCACAAACAGCAGCCTATGTGTTCACAAATGGTGTTTATGACCTTGAGATCTTTGACGCTCTTGCAACCCCTACGGTTGTGAGGCTCATTCAGGGACGGTTCGTTGTTAATCCGGAGGTGACGCGATGACAGTCACAGTGGTTTACTCGTTACCTGTTGTCACCGTTGTTCAAGAGGTTAATTCAGTCACTCCGGTTTCGAGCAAGCGGGCTTCAGTTCTTTCTGAACACACCGTGACGGTAGTGGGTGGTTAATTGCCCTCCGAGGCTTCAGCCGTTGGTGCGTTAGACCTACCCGTCCCCGCTGGCGCTGTAGGGGAAACTCTGGCAGATCCTGTAGTTGACGCGGTTTTAGATTTTGCCAGTTTTTATATTAAAGATGCCCTCGACCCGAAGCTGAAGAATATTCTGCCAAGTGGAACGATGGTAGACGCGGTACCGAGTGCTAATCGGTTTGCCTTCGACCCATTGGAGCCGCAGGGACTGCACGTTAAGCTACCCGTCCCGTGTCTGTTCGTGTGGTGGCAGGGTGCTAGTCATGTCATGAAGATGACAACCATCTACAATTACCGCGTTCGTAAGCTGCACCTTCTTTATGTTTTCCCTGAACTTCCCAAGACATCTGAGATGCGAAGACGTGTTGGACTTATCGGGGCGGTTGATGCAGCTATGCACAAGATGAGCAAGCGTCAGATAAACACTTCGTATGCGTATAAGACTAATCCCGAGGGAATGGGCATAGCCCAGGCTATTGCTCCAGTCGATGTTGTTGGCTGGGAGTACGATGGCGGGTCACCTGGGCGTTTTGGTATTGACGAAGGCCCAGGTGCCGACCGGAGAGTTAAAAAGAAGTCTGGGCGTGACTACCCGGCGCTCAAAGGTACTTTTACGGTTCAAGAGCGCGTGCAGCCAATGACAATGGTTGACCCTGATGATGTACTTCACGATAGCAACCTGATCATCAATGGGGCCGGGGAAGGCTCTGTGGCGACCTTTATTATGAACCGCACGCTTACCGCCCCTGATGGTACTGAGGAACTATAATGGCGAACCCGAGACGAGCATCTACCATCAGAGTTAGCAAGGCCAAGATGGAGGCTGACCTTGGCCCTATGGTCACGCACTACAATACGCCCCTGGACACACCGATGGTGTACCAGTGGTTGGTGGGTGACACGTCTGCGATTGACAACCTGACCGTGCTCGGCCACCAGGGAGGCACAGCGGGACGGTGGAAGCTGGTAAGGAATCCGACTCTTGGAGCGGATCTCACAGACGCCGACCAGAGCCTGACAGTGGGAGAAAACTTCTTTCGAGTCCTTCCAGCAGCAACGCCACTAACGGCGTCCAGGGCTAAAACCCTTTCTGCTACCAACGCTGCTAGTGGAGACATTATCCACATCTTGAGACTTGGCCTCGGCGCGTTTACGATGACGATTGATAATGGCGGCCCAGCCGCTGGTACAATCTACACGTTGCCATCAGGCCAATCTTGGTGGGCTAAGGCGTATTTTAACGGCACTAACTGGGTGGCACATTCAGCCGGTCAGATGCCGTAAGGAGCAAGTATGAAAAGGTTTATGATTCTTGAAGGAGTGAAGGGGTCGCTTGTGACAGATCCCTTTGCCGGCGATGCCCTTCGCTATGTCGGGCAGGCCAAGAAGTCTTACGAAGAGTGTCAGGCAGCATCCTGCTTTGCAGAGTGCTTTGTTCCTGAAAAGGCGGTCAAAGAATACCACCCATACTTAGTGAAAGCTGTATCCCGAGGCTCACTGAAACAAATCGGGGATTTCATCTACGCTGAGTCTGCTGATGAAGCGCTTGCGTCGATTTCATCTAAACCAAAACCAAAGTCTAAAAAGACTGAAACTTCTTCAAAGGAAAAGGGTAACGAGTAATGGCACTTACTGGAATCGACCCTAACGATCCAATCCCGGCAACCAGACGAGAGCTGATTTTTGGCGCTGGCATTTCAAGCCAAGGTCCGAATCGCGAGGTTGTACTTTACGGAAACCGTGATCAGATTAACCCCCCATCAAACCCTGAAACGCTCGATACGCTGGGCACTTACATCGCTGATGACTCAGACGCTAAAGCTCGCTTTGGTCCTCGATCTGAGCTTTATCAGATGTACAAGAAGTACACTGCGGTTGACAGCGGAGCTACCATCTATGGCGTAGCTGTTACAGAAAGCGTTGGCGCTCAAGCGGTGTCAACGTTGACTCTAGCAACTAATGCAAACGCATCGTCAACGCTAAAGATTACAATTGTGGGAGTTGACATTCTCGTGGGTGTTGCCGCTGGCGATACACCCACTGTAGTTGCAACAGCTGCCGCGTCAGCAATCAATGCGGCTGAGGGTGCAACGCTTCCGGTGCGTGCGGGAGCAGTTGCTGGCGTTATAACCATTACCGCAGCCAACCGGGGGTTGCGTGGCAACTTCATTATTGGGCGGCTTGCAGCCCCGAATGAGCAGGGTTTGCGCGCTTCGTTCACGAAGCCCTGCCTAATGACCGTCACCAAGGCGATTACCGCAGCGGGCGCTACGGCTGATGACGGGGCAGCGGCGATTGCCTCGGTGGCAAACAGTGAGATCTACTATCAAGTGTCTCCTTGGCAACAAAGCGCCATGTTGAACAGCGTTGGCAACACCGTAGTAATCTCTGATACTGACACCCAAAACGGGGAGCTTGGGGCGATGATTCGCACGCAAGCACTCCCAATCAACGGCAAAGAGCAGTGCATGATCACGGCATTTGTCGATGACCAAGCGGCAGCCACAACGATTGCAACTACGCTAAATAGCGTCCGAGCCTTTATGTTCCGAGCGGAGCGTAACGACTGGACACCGGCAATGCTGGCTGCTCAAAACGCTGCTGTCGTGCGCAGCCAGCAAGTGAGCCAGCCGGCTGCCAACTTCGCGGGTTATCAGAGTTCTGACAGGGCTGTGTATCAGGTTCTCGCGCCGTTTAGCGTCAACGACCGGCCTACCACGGTCGAAATTCGCGCCGACCTCAACAACGGCGTATCGCCAATTGCCTTCCGACCGGATGGCAAGGCGTACTTGGTGAGGTTCATTACAACCAAGTGCCGAAACGACGCAAACGACCCGGACTATCGGGCTCGCCCAGGGCATATCACAAGCGTTGTGGACTTCTCATGGAACCTCGTGAAGCAACGCTGGGAGAGCTTAAAGCAGCCCTTCGTTGCGGATGACGCAGCAGAGGGTCAGGCCCCACAGGCACGAACGACGACCCCGAATCTCGTCAAGGGAATGATGGGGCAGGTTATCGATGACCTGACTAGTTCCACGCCACTTGGACAGTACCAAGGCCCGATTTTGGCTCCCGATAAAGTCGCGGAGATGAAGAAGAGCATTGTTGCTACGAAGATGACGGCTGGCATCGCGGTCAGCGTTGACTTTTACTCGGTGGAGCACCTTTACAAGGGCGAGTTCACCATTCAGGAGACGGGAGCAGCATACTAATGGCACTCTATTCTCAGATGTACTTGTACATCGACGACATTTTGCTTTGCGAAAATACAACTATCGAAACGTCGCTTGAGTCAGACATTCAAGATGTTATGACCATCCAGGGCGGGAAGGACGGATGGAAGGGCATTACCCCCAGTCCCGTCATGAGAACAGTTACAGCAAACAACGTCATACCAAGAACTGGTACTGAAATTGACTTTGAAAGCCTCATGTTAAACAACACTGAGATTCAAGTGACAATTCAGGAAAATGGCGGCTCTGGAAAAAAGATGGTTTCCAAGGGGTATATTACCAATGTCCCCCGGTCTGCCGGAGTCGGTCAGACGGTGACCATTTCGTTCACGTTTCGAGGGACACCAGGGATCTTTGAGTAGAAAGTGGCCATTTACAACAACATCTACGTTGTTCTAAATGGTTCCGTCTTGGCAGAGGCGGTCACCGTTGAGACATCTCTCGAACGTGCGACTGCGGAAGTGTTTTCCGTCGTCAACGGGTTCGAGGGTGTTACAACGGGACCGCTGGTTCGCCGTGTCAGCGTGAGCAACGTGATACCGCCTCTTGGGTCGATGTATCCTGAGTTTGAAAATATGATGGCCACCAACGAGAAGGTGGAACTGATGCTTCAAGAGGGCAGCTCTGGGCGCACGATGGTTGTGAGGGGTTTTATTACGGCGGTGAGTCGCAGCGCTGGAGTAGGGCAAAACTCAGAGCTGTCTTTTGAGTTTGTTGGGGGGGCAGCTACCGCCTTTGCATAAGGATCTGGTAGGTTCTTCTAATCGGTGAAACCTCCCAAAGACATAAAGCCGGAGGTTCTTTTTCGCCTATTGGCCTCCAGGGCGGCTCCTTCTCGCAAAATAAATCACCAGCTTGACTTCCTAAAGAAGTTTGAGTTGGTGGCGGTAGCGTTGCCTTCTCATGATGTCGCTGTCGCTCTCGATGAGGGGGATGTGCTGGAGCTGGCTTCCAGGTCTATCTATTGCGATGGGGAGCTTGCATTCCGAAGCTCTAGTGAGCTTGGCTTGATGGGCTCAATGGAGTGTGATTCCATCATGGAGGCTTGGGGTGAGGCGTTTGCTGTAATATGCCCTTCCATTATCAGCGCCGATGCCTCTCATTGGAAACGAGCACTGCGTGAGGGTGTGGAGCATCCGTCGAATTTTTCTGTTGTACTTGCCATGAGTGAGTGTTGTGATGTGGCGGTTGGGTCCACGCTTGTGAGGACTCCTCGTCCAGATCGTTATTATGGCATGCCGGTAGCCGATCTCACGGACGGTCAACGTATGGCGTTTACGGCAGCAACCAATTTTGTAAATGAGCAAATCGAAGCAGCAACCAAAGAGTAAATTAGCCCTGGCCATCGAGCAGCGTGAGCGGAAAGTTCACGAGTTCGATGTTCGGGGCTTTTTTGGTTTAGGTGACAAGGAAATTGCCAAGGTTGGGATCAGGGTTAACACGAAGTCCGAGGAAGACTTCTCGATTGTTGCTGCGCACAAGTATGCCAAGGCTGTTAGCGAGGGGATTGAAGAGGCGAAGTCAGATTTAGACCTCCTCAACGATGGCAAAGCGATTGAAGCCCTCTATCGTGCCTGTAGAGAGGTTAACGCCGAAGCTGAAGGCGATGGTGACAGACACCGGCTTGCAGCTTTCCCTGGCCCAAAGTGGATGCGGGAAAACCTGACGACTGATCAGATCGCCACACTCCTTAACCTTTATCATGAGGTGCGAAGGCGGCATGCCCCGACTTCTTGGAGCTTAGATGTTGAAGACATCATGATGTACGCGCGAGCGGCATCTAAATCTTCCCACACCGATGCGCCCGACTACTTCTTGGGCGAAAAGTCTCCAGAGTGGATGATTCAGGCTTTTATTATACTAAGCAATAAGTTCTTTGGTTTGGTTGACACAATAGGAGAGGATAGCTTTACAGAGTTTTACTCTCTAAAGGAGGAGTATCTTCATGACCTACAAGGTGAGGATGGCGCAGAGGAGCCTGAAGCAGGTGAGGAAACTTAATCAGCGAGTTGCCGCGCGTGCCCAGGGGCTTGCCCACTGGATGTACGAGGCGGGCGTGCTTGCTGCCAATACAGAGAGAGACACCCACAGGTACACTAACCGAACTGGGTTCTTGGAGCTTACCACTGGGGCTGAGATTGTTGCCAGCACCCCTAATTTCAGCATGATTCTTGTTCAGATGCAGCAGGACTATGCCACCTACATTGTAGACGACTACGCAGGCCAGCGCGGTAAGTTGAGTTATTTTCGAGATCACATGGATGAGTTAGAGTCATTCTTCAATGAAGAGTTGCCAACGCATCTTCACACTGTCGTACCGGCCGCACTGTAATGCCTAATATTACCTACACCTTTTCGGCACAGAATGTCCAAAATGTCACTGGAGCATTTCAGACGATAAACACGGCGGCGGCAGCCTCTGCCGCAAAGGTAAAGGGTACGGATGCTCAGAAGGCTACTTCTGCTCAACAGTCATCAACTAAGCGGAAAGTCGCCGCAAAGTCATCCGCAGCTGAGTCATTGAAGGGTGTTAAGTTAGAGATCCGTGGCATAAAGAAGCTGCAAAGAGCTTTGAAAGAGCTTATTGCGGCCCAAACGAGGCGTGGCACTAGCGCCAAGACCGCATCCGAAAAAGCCGCTGCTTCCGCAAAAAAAGAGGCGGCGGCGCTAAAGCGCCTCGAAGTGGCGAATAAGAGGGCGCAGGCCGCATCAAATCGTCGCGCCATGGGTCGGCTGCGCAGTTTTTCCGGTGGCACAGGGCTCATGGGCCTTGGGGCTACGGGGATGATGCTGGGTGGAATGGTGGGCGGCGCTGCCGTTCGTTCGGCTGTCCAGCTGGAGACAGCCGTTGCTGAGCTTGCTGTTAAGGGGCGACGTCCGGGCCAGTCGGCAAATGTCGGCAGCTTGATGAGGCGCGTGCAGGGTACTGCCCTCGCTAACCCTGGGGTGAAGTCTATAGATTTGACCAAGGGGATGATGGCTTACGTTAGCAAGACGGGCGACCTTCCTGGGGCCAAGAGGTATCTGGATACGTTTGCCACGGTGGGGGGCGGCACAGGGACAAACATGGAAGACCTTGGTCGCGTCATGGCTGAGATGAAGATTAAGATGGGTATCTCTGATCCGAGGGAGATGATGACCGGCCTGTCCATGATGGCTGTAGCGGGAAAACGCAACCGCATTGAGCTGTCAGACCTCGCCAAATACTTGCCGAAGATGGCATCGTCGATGACAAGGTTCAGCGGTAGGACTGGATTTGATGCCGTAAAGTCTTTGGCTGGCCTTATTCAGGTTGGTGCTGAAGGGTCAGGAACGGCGGCTGGCGCTGCCACCTCGATGGAGCGCGCATACGCTAACGTAGCGCAAGCCCAGCACACCGGAAAGCTATCGGCCCTTGGAATCAAAGCCTTCAGGACAGGGAGCAAGAGTAAGTTTCGTGATTTTGAAGACATCCTGGCAGACATTCTTTACACCACAGATAACCGCCTAACGGGAGATGCTATTGATGCCCAGGGGCGTCCAATCAAAAAGAAAAATCGCAAGGTTGCTCTTATGGACATCTTCAAGCAGCGCGGCATTCGGTATGTGAGCGGTTTTTCTCGCAAGTGGGACGAGCTGTCGTCTGGTGCAGATCGAGGGGGGCAAAAGAGGACGATTGACGAAACTAGGTCTGCTTTTATGGATTTCATCCAAACACTAAAGCAGGGAACCAATTCGGTTAGCGAAATCGCTGAAGACCACAGAATAAAGCAGCAGCTAACTGGTGCGAAACTAACCGCTGCATGGGAAGAGGTTACACTCATAGCAAGCAAAACCCTGCTTCCCGTACTTCAGGGCTTCGTTGGTGATCCAACGAAGATTCAGGGGATGATGTTGGCGCTTACAGGCATGTTTGAGGTTTTTGCAGGCTTAGGTAAAACAGTCGGATTCGTAGCAGAGCAGTTTGGTTTTCTTGCAGGTGAAATAAAGAAAAGCCTCCACGGGAACAGAGATGCCGACAAGCTCGCTGAGCTAACCCCTGAGCTAAAAGAAAACCTTAGAAGGCAGAAGGAAATAAGGGCCGGCTTCAAGGGGTCTGGGTGGACAACACCTGAACTTGAGGGTTTAACGGCCAAAGAAAAAGTTATTCGCGGCAAAATGGAAGAGGCAAAGTACGGTCGATTTGGACACGTCCCCGGCATTACAGAGCTTATAAGAGATAAAGCCGGTAAGGTTCAAGTAGGCGAGTCGGGTGCCCCCGGCATGGTGCAGGCGAGGGCGTTCGGCAAGCGCACGCTCATCGACAAGCTTGTTGGTTTTGGGGTTACCGAGGAGGCGGCACTGGCCATTGCGAATGAGGCCACGACCACCGATATGCCCATACATGAGGCGGTGAGTGGAAAAGAAGGTCCATACGGTGACCTTATAGCGAAACATATAATGCCAAAGACAGGTATCCTTGGGGGTATTAGTTCAGGGTTCACTGACGCCTCTTTCGGAAAAAGGGGAAAACGGAAACAATTTAACAATCTTATCCGTGGATACATGGAGTCGCTTGCTAATACGCGCGGGCGCATGGCGAGCGATCCAGATCAACTTGGCACTCCCATGGGAATGAGGCATGGCCAGATGACCTATCTCGGTTCAGAGGGTCAAATCGTTGGGGCTAAGTTCACAGTGGCAAATGCGAACATCGGCGTACCAGGCACACTGGTTGTTAGCGCAGACACCGTTCAGATAAAAGGTGCCGGAGGCGGCTCGCCGGCGCACCCTGGTCAGCCTGATCAGCCTCCAAATTGGGTTGAGCAACCCCTCTAAACAAAACTTACTATGGCACTCAAGCATTCTATCATTGGGCAGTTACCAAAGATGACATGGCGTGGCCTTGAGTCGCCACCCTATGATTCAGCGTCAATCTCCGGCAGCTTCTCTCTAGCGGAGCATCGATATCCATATATAAACGGGGCGTCTCACGACAATGTGGGTGCCGATCCCGTTCCCATGAAATTTAGGCTTCACTTTCTATCCAACTTGGGGCCTGACTATTTCCCCAAGTTGTTTACGGAATGGTTTAATGCCGTTGCCGTAGACGGCACGAAGGGTAAGTTGCAGCATCCAGTCTATGGGTTGACATGGGCTATGGTTAAAGACTGGAGCGTTGACGTCAGTGCCGACAGGGACTCAGGGGCGATAATGGAAGTCTCTTTTATAGAGACATTGCCAGATCCGTCAGTTGGGAGCGATATGTTTATCGAACTAGACATAGCTGGCATGAAAGCTGCGGCAGAAGCTATAGATATAGATTACTCAAAACTGAAACTTCCGTGGCCCGATGGGGTAGGGGAAACAAGCCTCTTGGATATGGTCAAAAAGATTGATGGTATGGCTACGCAGGCACGGGCTACTGTTGAGGGCTACCTCAACCAGTCTTTGGGTACTATCGAAGCGGTTATGAATAGCGCAGAGTCATTTGGCGACAACGCAAAGTGGGCGCTGGGCGGCAATCTGATTACTCTATGGAATGGAGTGAAAGACCTGGGCGACAAGGCGGGTGTTAAAACCAGGGTCACAGCCAAGTACGCTGTGAAGAGCGATACGAACCTTGATCGTGTTTCAGAGGCCACTGGCAATACGGTGGGAGAGCTGATCGGTCTTAACGAGTCGCTGCTGGACAGCCCCAAGATCAAGAAGGGGAGTGTGGTGACTTATTATACTGACAAAGAGTTCAACTCTTTCTTGGACGACGCAAGCGATTCGTTAGGGGTCTAAGATGGGTGTTGATTCCCAGGGACTATCTCTACGGATTTACTTCCCCACCTCTGGCAAAAAGCAAGCGGTTGAGGTCTGGACTGACTTTTCTCTTTCAGAAGGTTTTTTGGATCCACTCGGCTCCTTCTCCTTCACACTGTATCCAACTCCAGAGAACTTCGAGCTGATGAGAGAACGTTTTGCCAAAGGGCAGAGCGCGCGACTAGAGGTCGGGGGCCAGCCGCAAATGACAGGGGTCGTAACAACCCAGACGATCTCGATGAGTCGTCGCGGCACCTCGATAAGGGTTGATATGAAGAGTATGCTTGCAGCCCCTTATGAAGCAAGCGTGAGCCCAACTTACACCCTTAGTTCCAAGTCGGATATTCCCATATCGCAGCTCATCATGGTCTTGATGGCTCCGTATTTTTATTCGAGTGAGAGGACAGATCTTCTGTCTTTGACGTCCAACGTAGGAACTGACCTGCTTGCCCGCAGCGGGCTTCCAGCTGGCAAATACATGATGCCAGCGCCAGTCCCAATTACAACACTGAAAGCTCGTCAGCTAAAAGCAAAGCGGGGGGAAACTGTATACTCTTTTATCTCTCGCATTATATCTCGAATGGGGTTCATTCTAAAAACAGACGCTTACGGCGGCTTACTTTTAGATGTTCCGCTTTACGGCTTGCCGCCAATGTACACCCTTGCGGACGCTGGTGGGAGCGGAGGTGACGATGCAACAGATCTCATGTTGGACGGCATCACTGTCATCGACTCAAATGACAGACAGTTTAGCGAGGTTGTTGTTAGCGGACAGGCACTGATGAGGAAGCCGTCTGGGAAGGGGAAGGCCGTTAATCCTCTTAAAGGTGGCAAAACGCCGCCAAAGCCTGGTCCGGTTAGAGCTAACAAGCCGATTGGCGGCGTGAGGGTGGCTGGGGCTGTTGATGTTTACAGCGATGACTACGCCAACACGAATAATTGGAAGGCCATTCCTGCCGGCAAAAAAAGGATGGTGTTCCCCTATAAGTCGGTTGCATATAAGAGCCTTGAGCGCGGTAGGCACCACTATTCGAGCAACCAGTGGCAACCATATAAGCCGAAGTATGTTGAGGACAAGATGTCCCGCGATAGTGCGAGGTGTGAGGTTTTTGCAGAACTTCTTTTGGGACTAAAGAGCCCAGGCGGCTTTAAGATAACGTGTTCCGTTGCTGGTTTTCAGGCAAAAACTGGAGCCCTATGGACGCCAAATACGGTGGTGAGAGTGAAGATCGATAAGCTGAACATTGACGAAGATATGTGGATTTTTGCACGCGAATTTACGGCAAGTCGCGGGAGGGGTCAGATCACCAAGCTCACCCTATTGCCGATGGGTGCTTTGGTTCTTGGGGGCTTAGGGTAGTGATTATCTCGACATATTCTCAGTTCAGAACTAACTTTTCAAGCGGCGCTTACCCTATCGAGCCTGACGGGCTGCGCCAATGGCCCGCTGCTGAGGTTCGTAGGGCCGGTTCAGGCTTTGGTGATACAGGTAGCACCCTCATCAACATCCCAAAGCCGCCACGCAACTATGCGCCGCTAAGCATTAGCTGCAACAACTTCCTCCCAGACGCCGTTCCGTTCACATCAGAGTACCAGTGGTTTAGCAGCAGCCGCACCCAAGACCCTGGCTCATTTGCGCTCATGCCCAACACGGCTACTCTGAGATTTGTGTCTATTGTAGGGGGAGAGATCCTTGACACGGTGGATGGCGGCACAACGTGGACGAAGAAAACTAACCCAACAGCATCAGCAGCCGGGTTTCAGAGCGTGTCATCGCCCTCAACGACTCATCGGTGGGCAGTGGGGGGCGATGGGATAATAATCGCTAGCCAAACCAGCGGGCAAACGTGGCAGACCCAAACCAGCGGGACAGCAAACGACCTCAACAGCGTTGATTTTATTGACAATTCCGAGGGGTGGGCAGCTGGCGCTGGGAATGTCGTGTTGTACACAAGTAACGGGGGTACTACTTGGGCATCGGTTGCAACGGGAGCCGTTTGGGATATCTCAGCGATTAGTTTTCTCAGTGGCGGCCGTGGCATCGTGGCGGGGGATGCGGGCAATACTCTCTGGACGTCAAATGGCGGTGTAACCTGGAACAGCGTTCCCCTCGGAATCGTAACAGCCGTTAATGATATAGACCTTTTGCCAACAGCTGTTGGCTGGGCCGTCTCGGAACAGGGATATATATTCAAGACATCGAATGCTGGCTCAACGTATTCTCAACAGTTTAGCGGGGGTACGCCGAACTCGCTGAGGGGCGTTTGCGCGGTGAGCAGCAGTACCGCTTACGTTGTCGGTGAGAACGGCTACATTATAAAAACCAGCGATGGCGGTACAACATGGTCCGTTCAGACGAGCGGGGTAACGGCTACGCTCATCGACGTTAAGTTTGTCAGTGCGTTGATGGGGTGGGTATGCGGATACGATTACGAGACAAACTCAGCTGTCATTCTTTACACTTCTGATGGCGGGGCGACTTGGGAAGTTCAGTCAGGTCGCTCTAATGTTGCGCCCCTTGGGATTGACTCTCCTCGTGTGAACATGGGAGCGCTGAGTTTTAGTGGCTCCATTACGCTTGCTATAAACTCAATCAACCCCCCGTCTACTCCCCTGACTCCAGAGGCGGTCGCAACAACATTCAAGAACTGCCACCTTTATGTTCAGCGTCTTTCTGACAGTGCGATTCAGTGGGTTGACTTGCTGCGTGCAATGGTGGCTAATACGGGGTAGATATGGCAAGAGATAGTGAATGGTCTTATTCCGATCTTTTGGTTTCATCTGTTGAAGATGGTCGGATAACAGTAACGCTTGGCGACAATCGGTACGACGAGGGTGAAACCGAAGGGGTAATAGCCGATTGCCAGAGTGTTGGTGGTCCGGACGGCTTTTACTCAGTCCCTGCTGTTGCCGATGAGAACGGATCTCCACAGGCGTTCTCCCACACCATTGGTAACGAAAGTTTTGTTTTTGGAACCTGGGATAACAGGTCAATTGCCAATTGCGGGAGTTTGAAGCCGGGTGATCGGGCTATTGTTACCACTGGGCCAACCAGGTTGCTTGTTAAGGACTCTTCAGATTCCATTAACATGGTGACCAAGGCGGCCGACTTGCCTGAAGAGAAAGATGCGACTACTGGCGCGGTCTTGACAGACATGGGCATCTCTCTTGTTGGGGACAACAACGGAGAGTCAAATATCAGCCTTACCCTAGGAACATCGATTATCCAAATAACTAAAGATAAGATATTGTTGTCAGCCGGGGGCACTCAGCTCGTCATCGACAAGAAGGGGGTAGCCATTCACGGAGACAACTTTATGTGCAACACGGGCGGTGGAAACCTCGGCGTTTTGGGGCCTGGAGCAGCGCCTCCAGTTGGGGCGATGTCGGTGCTTATGGGACCAATGGGTCAAGCGGGTGTGGCATCGATTAAGTGGACCGTATCATGAGCGCGTGCTCAATACCTTCGTTTGAGCTTCCGTCGCTCCCTTCTATTCCGATCCCTCCGCTTCCAGATTTACCGGAGTTGCCGTTGCCCCCTTTCCCCGATCTCGGCATACCCATAAAGATTCCATCGTTTTCCTTGCCGTCGCTCCCTTCTATTCCGATCCCTCCGCTTCCAGATTTGCCGGAGTTGCCTCTTCCGCCTTTTCCAGATCTTGGGATTCCCATAAAGATTCCATCGTTTTCTCTTCCACCATTTCCCTCTATTCCGATCCCTCCGCTTCCAGATTTACCGGAGTTGCCATCGATCCCCCTTTGCCCCCTGGACTAACGAAATGGCGCTTTTAGCAGGAACAGTTGCACTGACGCCAGACGGCACCGCTATAACCTCTGGGTTAGCAGGCGCTATCTACGACCAGTTCGTAAACAATTATCACACAGACCACGCCGGCACCGGGGAGGTAATGCCGACTGGGGCAGAGTCATATCCAATCAAAAAAGGATATATGGTTCTGGCAAACAACCTGGCAACTGCGATTGTGACTTACGTGACAGCTAACGCGCAGGTTAGCACCTCGGTTTCGGTGGTCAACGTTTCTGGCGTTACATCTGGCACTAGCAGCTCTGGCCCAGGCTCAGGGACAGGGACAGGTACGATTCTATGACCTACTCCACTGGGCCGTATTCTAAGTTTACCTCCCTGCCGGTGCCCCCAAGACCGGAAGTCCACTCTTCGCGCAAGATTAACTTCACCACTAAGCAGTATGAGATTGATACAGTTACAGGTGGCTTCTTGGGGATGCCTTCAGTTGCTCAGCGAGTAGCGATGCTTGTTAGTTTTGAGGTAAAAGACGCTAAGTTCATCACGCCTCCAGAGAATGAGAAAACCAAAGATTCTATTGTTGAGGCTCTAAAGGAGCTGACAGATTCTGATCCTCCTGCAATCAAGTTGACGTCCGTGGAGGTGGGGAGCGATTCCGCTGGCACTGCCTACAGGCGAATTATCTACACTGACCTTCTGGAAGGTACAGGAATAGACCAAACCGTACAGCTAAAGTGATTTTATGGCACTCCCCACAGTAGGCAATGTTTCATACCCCACCCCGGATGAGATCCTAAACCAACTCCTTTCCGATATTCGCTACCAGTACGCTCGCATTGGGGTTGACGTAAACGTTTCTCGGGGTAGCGAAATTTATATACGCTCCAAGGCGTTGGCTAGTCGGGTATCGATTGCGATTGCAAACAATCAGATATCGTTATCAAAGCTATCTCCGCTAACTTCAACTGGGGATACCCTATCGGAGCTGGCTGGCGTCTATGGCATATCTAGGCGAGCCGCCACGGCAGCGGCTGGCAATGTGATTGTTACGGTTATTGGCGGTGGAACCGTGACAATTCCAGCCGGCTTCGCCTGCACATCCCCGGACGGCATTCAGTATCAAACCTCAGTTTCCTCTACAGTGCTAAACGGCGAGGCTGTTGCTGTGGCAGCCGTATCCTTTGGCAAAAACACTGACCAAGCGGGCCTTACTGTTCTGACTTGGGATAATGCGTCTATCGGCAACCTTGGTCAAAACTGCACTGTTGATAGTGGTGGAATAGACGGTGGCGCTGATGAGGACGACGACGATACTCTTAGGGCACGTCTCGTTGAAAGACTGAGCTATCCAGCTGAGGGAGGCAACTGGGCTCAAGTGAAGCAGTTAGCCGAAAAGTCCTCGGCGGCGGTCCAGTCCGCTTTCATATATACTGCTGTACGCGGCCCAGGGAGTTACGATGTGGCACTGTCGAAGGTGGGTACAGACCGTCAGCTCAGCTTGTCAAATGTGAACACCGTGGCAGCGGCCATACTTGCTGAAATGCCCGGTAGCGCCGACTTAAATTGCACCTCGGTGGCACCGGAATATGTAGATGCGATTATAGATGCGCGCCTACCTCTCCCCGTAAATGCTGGAGGTGTTGGCGACGGCTGGAGAGATGCTACCCCGTGGCCAAGCATCAGTGAGGCTCCGGGTGTCTATGCGCAGGTCACAAGTGTTGCCAACCTCCTTACGGTAAGTCAGATTACCGTAGATTCTACCTCTGCTGACCCACCAAAGGCTGGTGACAGGTTTGGAATTTGGAATCCGGGGGGAGGTGCCAATGGGGACGGTGAGATGGCAGAATTTGCCATTCTTGCGGTGGGTGGCGGCTCTGGAGCTTACGTAATCACTATTGATACTGCTCAGTCCGACGCTATCAACTTTATTACAACGGGGATGTATTGCTCAGCGGGGGCTTCGAGCTTAAAAGCCTACAGCGCAGCTTTCCTGGCAGCCGTTCAGGGTCTTGGCCCTGGTGAAAAAACAGGCAATACGGACATCCTCCCCCGTGGCGGCAGAAAGCCCGGTCCTGACATTAGTTACCCGACAACACTGTCGTCTCTAACATTGGCATCTGTAACCAATACTTATGGTGAGGTTATGAGCCTCAGTTTTGCGGCTCGATTTGCAACAGGAACAGCCACCCCGCTAAGCTCTCCCAGCTTACCTTCTACAACGGCTGATCCTCCCAATGTTCTCGTTTTGAAGAACCTGTCATTCAGGAGACTTATCTGAAATGGACCCTAAGACTTTAGGCAGCTATGGCGGCCCTAAGATTGACGCCCTGCCGGTTTCCAACCCGGAGACGCAAGTGGCAGCATCCGAGATGAATCGGTATCTGGAAGACATGGCGCAGGCGACTAGAACCGTCCTGCGGGCAGCCGTGACCTTCCCCACTGATGCAGCTGCGGCTCCTCTAACAATCCCCCCAGGCAGCATCACCAACCGGAGTGTTTGGGGTAGCGGAGGGGCGCAGAAACCGGTGGTCACGAAGACCGGGGTCGGGCTGTACACCATAACTTACCCGGCTACTTTTACCGATGCGCTATCAACAGTGGAAACTGTTGCGTTCTTTGCCGGCCATGTAAGCTGCATGAGTACCAACTCCGGCGACATCCTGACAGCTCGAACTCTTACCGTTGCCGCCAACGTGGTGACAATCGGAGTATACGCTTCTGGCGCACTGGCTGACGTTGGGAATGTTTCCGCTGCCGTGTTCCCTGTCACAGTCTGGTTGCTCTAATGGCTATTGGGCTTGGAGCAACTAACCCGATTCCATTTTATATGGGCGGGGGAGACTCGTTTGTTGAGGATGAGCAGCAGGTCATCTTGAGCACGATGCAGCCGGCTCTCGATCCAGACTCATCTACGGGGAACTACGCGGAGGCTTATGGTGAGGCCATTGCCATTGCCATGATCTGGGCCGTAAACAAAAGGCTTGCCAACCAGGCGGTTCCTGAGCGGATGATGGAAAACCTTACCGTCTGGGAGGAGGCTTGCGGAATGAGGCCCACGGTGGATGAGTTTGACATCACCCGAAGGGCTAGGCTGAGCGCAAAGTTTAGGGCGACATCCAACAATGCACTTGGTGACATCTCGGCGGCTGCCAGCAAGTTGCTAGGAAGTAACTTTGTAGCGCTTCACAAAACCGATCCAACTGACTGGATAACCTATTGGCCGGGAATTAACCCAGGTCCACCAGGGCTTGAATGGTCAAGCAACCGAGCGAAGGTATCGGTTCAAATGGATGAAAGCAACCTTGACAATAAGGAGCTTGCCTCAAAACAACAATCTCTGGTGAACCAACTAGACGGGATGATTCCGTCGTGGATGAGTTTTCAGGTCGGTGTTGGCGTGTCCTTTTTGGCAGGTGTTGGTATTGTAGGAAAGACAATCGTATGACGTTTCCAATTCAAAAACCGGGTGGCTGGACGGACAACCTTGATACCATTACGGGTCAGCAGATCACGAACATTGATGTCAACTTGCACCGGGCTTTAGATGGTACCTCCGGTGGCTCTTACACTCCAGCTGCGCCCATAGTTGTTGGGGGGACAGGGGGACTCGACATTCAAAATGGTGTCAGCACAACGATGACTGGCCCCATTACGCTTCAGGGCGCAGGGGCGCACATTCTGTATAGAATCGACCGCACATCGATTATCCCCACGGCGGCCCCCTGGTCAGGAACAATAGACACATCCAGTGATATCTACCTCGTTGGAGCGCCGTGCGTAAACACGGTATCGGTGGGCATTAACATCACAAACGGTGCGATGGAGATCCCCACGGAGGGGCAAAGGCTTGTTATCCGAAAGTATCCAGACATTGTTAACGACACTACGGCCCTAACGCTTCATCAGGACACGTGGGCTGGAACCCAAATTCTATCTCTCCCGCCACTCAACACGTTGGCTGCTCCAGCGGGCAACGGGTATGTAGATGCTGAGCTTGTGTTCAATGGAACATCTAGCTTGTGGGAAGTTGTCCGCTGTCACTCTCAGTGTACGCCATGACGTTTCCACTTGTAAAACCAGCTGGTTGGACGGATGGCGTTGATCCGATCACAGCTTCGGAGATGTCCACGCTGGACGCAAACCTTGCCTCTGCGATAGATGGCCACTCGGGCGGATCATACGCGCCATCTGCCGCTCTCCAGATAGGCGGCTCTGGCCTGGAGATAAGCAATTGCGCAGCCCATCAGGTTCGTGGAAATTACTCACTCAACCATGCCAAGGCGGCCATCAAGTACCGGGTTGACCGGACAACCGTGAACCCGGCAACGGCGACAGAATACCGAATCGACACATCTAATGATATTTACATCACATCGGGGCCTGCAACAGTTGCCCTGGTGAAGGTTGCGCTCAACGTTTCAGCGGATGGCTATGTTGCCCCAGCTGACGGGGCACGTATTATCTTTCGGAAGCACGTAAACATCCCTGGCCCACAGACAGACCTGATGACGATTGATATTTACAACGATGACACCGCCGCATCATCTTTGCTTGCCAGCTTTGTTGGCCTTTCGCTTATTGGGGCGGCAAACCCTTACATTACGGCAACGTTTTTGTTTGATGCCATTGCTGGAGAATGGACTGTAGAGAGCGCTGAACAGCGCGTACAGATGTGAGATATGAGCGTTGATTGTATCCCCCAGTATCCGGTCGCCTCTGAGGAACTAACCCTTTCGCTGTCTGCGGCGACTGGTACAAAGTTTGGCTTTGAGCTGACGAGCGCCCCCTCTACCAGCACTCTAACCAACGGGCTCTTGTTCATCGATAAGCCCGTTGGTTACTCTTACCCAGCGTCCCCCCTCCTGGGTGCTTCGGAAAAGGTTCTGTCCTCAACGTTCACCCCGGATGTGGCGGGTGAATACACCTTTAAGGCATACGATATGCGTGAGGTGGTTGGGACGCCTGCCTTTGGTGGCGACCCAAGTGGGGAGACTCGCTATGAGTTGCTGGGGACTCAGACGGGCACTGTCAAGGTGGGTGCCCTTATGGAGCTTCCCATTGCAACGACTGATGGGAATGGTGGAACTCTTCAGCTGCGCGTTGTTGGTGAATACATTAGGGGCGCATCTTTTGTTGATCATCTTACAGAGACTGGAAGGCTGGCAGCTTTGCAGGATGACGTTGTGACATCACTGGCTAATGTAGTTGGCAAGTCGATTGATGATGCTTCGACTGACTTTCTTCCCGCATTAAAAGAGCTGAGAGACAAGTATAACGGCGAACCTCTGGTGAAAACTTCGGTGGGGGCAACCTCTGGGCACAGGGCAAGGGGAGGCAATGGCCGCGTTCATTTTGCCCCAGATACTGTGAATGTTCTCAATGCTGGGATCCCGTTCTCGCTAAAGTTTGCGGTAAAGCTGGTGAACGACCTGCGAGAAAAACTATTGGGCCACCTAGAGGACTCCATGAAGTACGCGGTACCGGCAGCGGTTGCCGCGCCGTATAACCAATGGGACTCTTTCTGGCACTTCACCGCTGAGGACCAGACGAACTCCACCTCTCCTGTTTACACCACGGTTGGAAGCGCAAGGGGAACTCCTGGGGCAGACACCACTACAACCCCCATCGTTGACTCGGCCATCGACCTTCCTACTGCGACAGTTCTTCTCTGTGAGCTTCGGTGGCGAGTGTTTGATCGCCACATTCGGCTTGGGCACGGCCCGGCGTCAGACCACCCTTGGTTAAGTCAGGACATGTCATCTGCTCCTCATATCAACTTCCAGCCAGAGCTGAGTCACGATGAGTTAGATCAAACGGGCAAGTCTCCAATCGACCATATTATTATAGATTATTTGGATACCATGGTCCGCATGGACCCGAACTTCACCCCGCCAGCTGCCGAGGGCGCTGGCATGACCAACATGGCCCACAAGTACGGCTTCGTTATTAAGAGCTAAGTTATGGCATCACCAGCATTCAAGATCAACGGGAGCGCAACGCCTGCCTCAGTGGCTTCGGGGGGAGCTGTCACAGCAGTCCTAGACAGCATCGACGGGGTGGTAACCGTGGCGTGGTCGATCATCCGCACTGACGATACGTCAGCCACGACAGATTATACGTTGGTGCAAAGCGGGTCTGTCGGCCAGCAGTGCGCAACGACGGCACTAACAGACGGGAAGTCGGCAGCCCTTCAGTGCATTGTCAACGGAGGGATAGACCCACAAACGGGGCTCCCCTCAAGCACGATGACGGCCGTCGCGAAGTTCTACGTGCCCACAGCGACCGGCTACATGGTCCTCAACGCGGGGGAGTTCACAGACGGCAACAACGAATCTAGCTCCACCTTCGGAGCCGTCCTTCCGGTAAATTCATCCATCCGAGAGGCAGGGCTCGCCGGCCCCCCATCGGGAGCTGCTGGCGGTCAACTATCTGGTACCTACCCAAACCCAAGTGTTGCTGGTCTAACAGAAACGTCTGGCCCAACAGCTCTTGCGTTGGGAGCAGTCGCTGACACTGAGTTCTTGGTCCGCTCCGGCGCAACTATCGTTGGATCTGCCGGACCTGCGCCAAGTGGAGCTGCTGGCGGTCAGCTCTCGGGAACATATCCCAACCCAGCAGTCGCTGGTTTAACAGAAACGTCTGGCCCAACAGCTCTTGCGTTGGGAGCAGTCGCTGACACTGAGTTTCTGGTTCGCTCCGGCGCAACCATCGTGGGGTCTGCTGGACCTGCTCCAAGCGGCGCTGCCGGTGGCCAGCTCTCGGGGACGTACCCCAACCCAGCCGTGGCAGGGTTCACGGAGACATCCGGTCCAACCGCTTTGACAGTAGGAGCGATTGCTGACGGTCAAACCGTCATGCGCAGCGGAGCCACCTTCATCGGCTCGTCGTTGATTACGATCACCCCTGTCGTCACTACGTTCACAACGAATTGCACGCTCGGGAGTGTCTTCTATATGACCATGACTGGTGGCGCGGATACCCTCGCCAACCCGACAGGGCTACAGAACGGCTCCACTTATGTTTGGGTTATTGAGCAGAACGGCGCAGGCGTTGGAACGCTGGCCTACGGCGCACTCTTCAAGTGGCCAGGCGGCACCGCGCACACCGTGACGGCTGTGGTCAGTGCCATCGATATTGTTTCAGCCGTGTGCCGTGGCGGAAACCTTTACGCAGTAGGGAATGCGAACTTCTCATGAGCCCCCTACCTCACCCCGTTGGGCTTCTCGCCTCGTCCGCTGCCGCCCCCGCGTGGGCTAACGACTACTCTGGCTGGTTCGACGCGGGAGACGATTATCTCGAAGGCAGCACTACGCTTCTCAACTTCGATTCCACTGACTCTTGGTCTGTAAACCTCTGGTGCCGCACGGACACTATATCGCAGAATGCGTACCTGGTATCGAAGATCGACGCGGCTGGAGTTAACGCTGGTTGGGGCGTGGGAATATATCAAGATCGGCCGATCATGGTCTTCATCCACGATCTGGGAGCCGGCTGGCAAGTCGAGCGCGGGGCAGCGCCGTCCACGGGCTACTTGTCGAACGATTGCTGGCACATGCTCACCTACACTTACGACGGCTCGGAAGACGTGACTGGAATGAAGATGTACGTCGATGGCGTAGAGGTGGGCTCCTACACTAACTATGCGAACAACATCCAGAGCCCATCAACGAGCACAGGCGCGCTACTGGTCGGCAGTGAAGTCATAGCCAAGGGCTCGTCGTTCTACGGTGGATACCTGGATGAGATTAGCGTCTACAATACTGAGCTGAGCGCTGGTAACGTTACAACCTTGTTCAACCTTCAGGATTATGCGCAGGGCAAAGCATACGACATCAGCGCTTTTGCCGGCATTCAAAGCTATTGGCAGATGGGCGATCACGCGAGCGACAGCTTCGCGGCGGGGGGCACAATCCACGACACGGCAGGTAGCAACAATTTGACTTGCCGGAACACCGTCGTGGGCAACAAAAACACGTCGAACAGTTCCGAGTGGTCCAAACTCGTCAGTCTTGAGCTTGACGGCGTTGACGATTACGCGAGCGCGCAAGCCCCCATGGTGATTGATCACAACACCGCATTCTCGATCTCGGCGTGGTTTAAGACCGGCGCTCCAAGCTACGCATGTATTCTCAGCAAGCAAGTCAATTGGGGAACGTATCGCGGCTGGAACCTATTTCTGCACAGCACGGGTGAGCTTCGACTTGAGATGACCAGCAGCGGCGCAAACTATCTCGACGTTTATACCCTCGGCAATCAATACAACGATAGCGACTGGCATCACGTGCTTTGCACGTGTGATGGGACAGGGACAGCCGCCGGCATCACAATGTACGTTGACGGCGCGTCTGTCGCGCTCACTACGCTGAGCAACAACCTATCTGGCAACACGCTGCTTAATTCCGAAAACGTGCAGCTAGGGGCTCGCGGCAGCTTCCTTGCTGACATGTACTTCCCCGGCAACATCGACGAAGTGAGCGTCTACTCAGCTGCACTCACGGCCGGCGACGTCACGGCGATCTACAACGGCGGAACTCCTGTTGACATCTCGGCGCTCGCAGCAAGCTGGGCGCACATTCATACATGGTGGCGTCTTGGCGAGGGTCAGAACGACACCGGCAGAACGCCTGGGAAGATCGCAGCGGGTGGGACTCCGGCAAACTATCTACAGTGTTCAAATATTGCGAACGACCAGTTCGTCAATGATACTCCACCATGAGCTGGTTAAGAAAAAATGAGCGATGTTCTTTCACAACTGGGTTTGGCGGGGGCCATAATCTCAGCAACGATTATTTTGTTGCGTGAGATTAGAAAAAACCAAGCACCACACATACCGCCACCGCCTGTGCTTCCGCACGTCGATACGTCGCCCAAGCAGACGATTAAGCCAGCTTCGGCAAATGGGCGCGTCCAGAGGCTAGAGGACAGGACAGAGAGCAGGTTCGAGCGTATTGAGGGTAAAATACAAGCTCAAACAGTCCAGCTCGACTGCATGACGAAAGAGCAATTTCAGACACGCTCGCTCGTAGAGCGCCAAGGTGGTAAACTTGATGCAATACTTGAAGTATTGAAGCACAAAAAGGATTGAGAAGATGAAACCGTTTTACAAGTCTCGTAAGTTTTGGACAGCCATTATCACTGCCACGTGTACTGTGATCGCTTATTACAAGAACCCAGATCTAGCTAAGATGCTGGCCGCTGTCGGAGCCACCCTCATCGGTGGCTTTGGGCTAGAAGACCACGGAAAAGCTAAAGCATCCCTTGGTGAGTGAGGAGATAGAGGTGTCAATCGTGTTTCTGCGTATGGGTAAGATCATCCTTCTTGTCGGCTTGATGCTCATTGTGGCGGGGTGCCTCCCGTCGCAGCTGAAGACAGCTACACTTACCGCAAACTCGATTGCCACCTTTGCCGATGCCACACATGACGTGCTTGCGTTTCAATACAAGAGCGAGCAGGAAGAATGTGTTCAGTCGGCAACCAAAAAAGAAGAGGCCATCTTCTGCGTCTCCGATGTTCGCAAGAAGTACAAGCCAGCCTGGGACTACTACAAGAGGCTAAGGCGAGCGTGGATACTGCTGGGCTCAGCAATCCAGGCTGCGAAGATAATGAAAGACCCCAACGACCCAAGGCTAATCCCGGCACTTGCAGAGGTTGTTAAAGCACAAGAGGGGTTCAAGGATGTTACTGAAGCGCTGGAGGTGGCACAATGAATCCGCTTGGATGGGTAACCCTGTTTGCAAACTTCGCAGGTGTTGCGAAAGATCTTGTTGACCAGTTTGCAGAAAAACATCCTGAGCTTAGAGCTGAGCCAAAAGAGCCAAAAGACGCTCAAATAGATAATGTGATTGATGAGATGATCCAGTCGAAGTTCCCGAAAGAAGATTCGACAGATCACGAAAGTTGACACAGAACGCTAAAGTACGACAAACTGCCGAACCTATATGGTTCGTAGCATTGCGGTAATTGCTTGGGCGATTGGATTAAGCCAACCGTCACTTCCTCAGACCACCAAGACTTCTTATGCGAAGGTGGTCAAAGAGGTTTCTAAGAAGCACAAGATAGATCCATTCACAATCGTGGCCATTGGGTGGCACGAGAGTAGGTGGCGCTCGGTTGTCTCAAAGGACGGCGAGGACTACGGGATTATGCAGATCCGAGCGCGGTACTCCAAGGGGTGCCGTAAAGACCTCAAGTCGAAGTCTTGCGCTCAAGCGAAGGCAAGACTGCTCAATCCGCACTACAACATTCGACGTGCCGCGAACCACATCAACGAATGGAGAAAGACATGTCGGAAACTGACTCGGCGGCCAGCGTTATTTCATCGGTGGCTTCACGGCTACGGCGGGATGGGAAACCTGAAGAGGGGGATCATATGCGGCCAGAAGAAGAGGCGGGGCAAGTGGCGCGACTTACCAAAACGGAAGTTGCTGCTACGAATCATGAACTATCGCAAAATGCTCATCCGCAAACAGCCGTGAAGCCTAGCTGGGGCTCCAATGCCAGCTTGCCACTGAGCGAAGTTGAGCGAGCCATCCTGCGCAGGGTGCAGGTGATGGGTGACGCGGTTGGGAAACAAGATGTACCACCCGATATCGTTGACTTCATGAGTCGAGCAAAGGTTGTATTCCTCGACCACAACAACCAGCGGGTTTCTTTTTCTCGCGTGGTGATAGCTTGGGAGGAATGAGCAATGGATGAGATTGTTATGTCAGTTGCGTCCTTCATGATGGGCGTTTCAGCGTTCCTTGTCTCAAGGTACCTTTATGGCCACTTTGCCACAGCTGGTCTGCCGAAAGACATGATGCAGTGGCACGCGGAGGTTGAGCATGCCTGCTGCGAGGTCATTCGAGCCCGGATCTACGTGGCAGAGTGCGAGAAGCGGCTCATGGACCTATCGGGCACCGTGCCAGCCGACTTTAACGCAACCCTGTTTGCTGCTCCTGAGCTTGCTAAGATTACTGAGGATGCTCTAGTTCGACGAGCCGAGGCCGATGGCGTCTTCCCAGAAAGACGGTTTGACGACGTTAAGCCACTGCCAGATAACGTGGTTACTGTTGATAATCACGAGTGGGTAGCTGGCCAGTTGCTCAAGAAAGTAGGATCATGAAGGGCAGCGTTTTCATTAAAGCTCTACCTAAAGAAGCGGGGCAAGACAGGGAAGATGCCATTCTCCAAGCCGTTAACGCGGGGCATGCCATCGTGTGCTTCACGCCGCTGGAAATTTCAGAGGGAGGACACACTCTTCGCCTGGATGTCGCTATGGATGCGGTTAAGATCGGAGAGCAAGGGGATTGCGTCAGGGTCGCAGCCAATTCGCTTACGCAGCAAAAGATTGCCGATCATCTCGGGTGCCTACTTCCGACTGCTAAGATCTGCGACCTCATCTGGAAGCGAGTCTTAGACGGCAACGGGGTCAAGCTCACTCCACACACCCAAACTCCTGATAGCCACATGTCTGATACGAACAGATTCGTGGAACACAGTGAGGCCATCGACAAGCAGCGCGACGGCAGGTGTGGACTTCTGTGGCCAGTCGGCAAGGTATTTGCGCTCAGCAAGAAGGTAACCCCAGGTAAGTGCGCGAATTATGGTTGGCATGTCACGAGTGGTAGCAAGTTCTCAGGTGTGACCCCAGGTGTCATAGTGCTACAGCCCCTAGCCACAGCACACTCGGATACATTCACGGACTACAGCCAGCTGTGTGGCGGTCTGGTGAAAAAGGTATGTTACTTGGATGGTGAAGAAACCGATCTTGCTCAGGTACTAAAAGACCCAAGTTTGTGCAAACTGGTTAGTACAGAAGGTCCACTAGATGCCTTTATGTACCGGAAGTCGCCAAAGCCAGAAGAGCCCGTCACTCCAGATACTCCCGATTGGCGCTCACCGCTCAAGAAGGGGATGCAGGGAAGCGATGTTGCTCGAATGCAGGCGCTTCTCATCTCGGCTGGATATGGCCTTGACCCCTACGGTGCAGATGGCGACTTCGGCAACTTGACCGAGATGAAAGTAAAAGACTTTCAAGCGAACGAGGGCTTGGTTGTCGATGGCATTGTAGGCTCTAAGACGATGGCAGCTCTTCAGGGAGCACCAGAAACGATGCCGTCACCCCCACCAAGTGGAACCGGTGACGATACGATATCCGACTTGGTTGATGTGTTTATCGAAGCGCGCAACTACACGAAAGTATCAAGAACTGATATCCGAGGAGTTGTTTGCCACAGCACCGAATCTGGACCCGATAGCGCACTCGCTGTCAGCCGCTGGTTCTCAGGTCCGTCTGCCCCAAAGGCAAGCGCTCACTTTGTTATTGACCGCAACAACACCGTCCAGTGCGTTCCAATCCCAGCAGTTGCCTGGGCAGCTCCGGGGGCAAATCGCCACTTCGTTCAGATCGAGCATTGCGGATATGCAATGAAGAGCAAGTGGCTGGAAGAGGAGTCAGAAACCCTGCACCGGAGCGCCAAAGTGATCGCTGCGATCTGCCGAGAGTACGACATCCCAGTTGAGTTCCTAAACGAAGCCGACCTGAAGGCCGGTAAAAAAGGGATCACTACTCACTACCGAGTGACCAACGCATTCAAGAAAAGTACCCACGTAGACCCCGGTGGCCCCGAAGACAGGAACTGGCCGCTTTCTGAGTTCCTTGACATGATTAGAACGTACCTTTAAAATCTACGTCCCCCTATAGAGTCCGTGCGGATTTCCCGTGCGGGCTTTTTTTATTCCATGGGGTCGAGCAAAACTTCGTTAGCGCCATATAGTTCCACAATGCGATTCACAACCGTATGCAGTTCGTCAACCATATCTTCAAGGTTGGTTGCTGGCAGCCAGGTGGGAACAATGGCAATAAAAATCTGACGCCTCATTTCTGCGGCCAGGTTCTCCTTGGCTCTAATCTTCTCCATCTCAATCCGGTGGCGGGCGCCAATGGTTTCTTGTCTCATCTCTGTTTCTTTCATGGTCTTTCAGCCAGCCTCGTTCCTACAGGTCGCCAAAGTCGAGCTGATGAGTCTCGCTCTTATTCGGTTCGCTCTTATTCGGCATCGACTCTAGGTCAACAATAAGCAGGTCCTTTGGGATATACCTGCCGCCAGTGGTCTTGCAGCTTGTGCATTCTAGGGCTGGGCGCACTATCCCATTTGACATTGTTTCTTTGACAGCTATGCAGTCGCGGCTTGAGCAGTTCGGACATGTCCGGTGCTTGCCAAACCATATCCTACGCTTCAAAACGCGAACGGTATCGGCGTCTAGGTCATCTCTGTTCGCAATCATAGCAATCACTCGCCTCCTCAAAAATTAACTGTTCTTTTTCTACCCACCACTGCCTAGCCCAGACATACGACTTCTGGCCACGTGCAAGTTCGTCACCATCCTTGATGACGCTGCGTGGAACCCAGATCCAATCGCCGTCATCGCCTTTGAGCATGACGGCTTTTTTTGTAGCTTGTATGACATCCCATAGGCCACACGGGATGTAGTCACTTCGACTCACAAGCTAAACATTATCACGACAACCAGAACAAGCCCGAAGCCCAGCACGATACCGTTCATGGTTTCTTTCAGCAGATGCTTCACCTGTAACTCCCTCTTCCATTCTTCATTGCTGAACCTCCAGTGTTTCCGTGGCGATGTTGACCAGCTAAGGTCTTCGCTCATTTCGCCACCTTCAGCTCCCACGTTCCATTTGCCCTGTCAGCCCGCGCCATCGCAGCGTCCAGTTCCGCTTCCGCGTCAACGAAGTCACAGTACGCTTCCCAATATCGCTGGCTCCCAGGGCATTCAGCTTCTATGGCTTTCAACTCTCTGAACCTTTTGGATCTCTCTTCTGCCGCTTCAATCAACCTCATAGCCCCAGTTCTCAACTACTTTCCGACACTCTTTGCAGATCGGCTGCTTCGTGGGAGACGGCCTTTCAGGAAGCTCACCACCACAGGCGGTGAGATATATAATCTTACCATCTGGTGAATATTCGATTCTCATTAGGTAGTGAGACTCTTGGCCGAACTCAATCTCACAGAGAGGAAGGGCTAGGGTTGCAAGGAACTCGAACGGGACGACTCCCCCGAAGCGTACAGCGCCGTACAGTAGCCGGTCAATTAAGACTGAGACTGCACGACGCTGCCCATTGCTCTCTCTACTTCCCGAGCGCATTGCTAGCGAGCTTGCTTGCCCGCTCGGCTTCTTCTTTGCTTGTTGCATATCGAGTGTTCCTTCGCTCTCCAGCCTGAAACACCTTCCCGTTGCCCTTCAAGGAGGCAATGGCTTTTTTGACAGCTGCCCGTGGGAGCCGCGTCATATCTGCCACTTCGGTAATGGTAACGCCAGACATGCTATCAACAGCTTTGTATACCAAGTCCTGCGGATCTCCGGAGCGCAAAGGTTGCCTTTTTGGTTTACCGTTCGCTTTCCGTATTGATGGGTGAGAAATGACAGGCTTCGTGACTAACGATGCAGGGTCACGGTTCAGCACAAGTGAGATGAGATCTTCGTCGCTTTTTGCGCGAATAACATCAGCCAGTTCTTTTTTAATTGTATTCATAACAGTCTCCTAAAATGGAATCTCATCGTCATCGGGAGTTTCAGCATGCCCAGCTTGAGCTGGAACCTGCTCTTGTAGCTTCATTGTGCGCCCTCGCATTTTTTCGGCAAAAGACGCTTTGTCCCCGTCTCCCATGGAGTTTTTTGTTTTGGGTCCAGTGAGCGGGTTGACCCACTGAACTCGCTGCGTTGTTACCCCTTGGTAGGTGTCGTTATCGATTGTCAGTCTAACCTCGGAGCTTCCGAGCCCCGAAAGAACCGAGACATCGCCACCATCCCACCCGGCGTCCAGTAGCGCCTTGAGAGTGCGATCAGCCGTTTTCTCCGAAAAGTATCCCCACCATGTGATGAACTTTCCTGAGTCTGGACCTTCGAGAAGTTCAAACCTGACGGCAACTTGCTCATTACCATTTGTTGAGTATCCCAACTCTCCGTCGAGCGCCTTTGCTCGAAATTTACCAACCGTATAATTCATTACTCAATTTTTCCTTTCATCCAATTCACAAGAATGGCCATTTTGGCCTTGTCTTTTCCTTCTCTGGCTTTCTTGAAGCCGGCCTCAATAGTGGCCTTGAGGCTTTCGTCTTCTATTTGCCCAAGGAGCGTTTCGTAACGCTCCCCAAGATCCTCCTGACCTTTGCTCAGCGCAGCGTCAAGTTCGGACCATGATAGGGGCATTTTTGAGGGCAAGCCCTGCCGGTTCTTTGCGTCGTAAGCAGCTCGTCTTTCGGTATAGATAACCCGAGCGCCATTGTCGATTCCCTTGACTCTGCCAGCAGTCTCCCTGGTGAACGTCTCGTAATTGGCAAAAAGAACACAGTCGGCCCATTCGCGAACTAGGGCAGCTGCCTTCTTTTCCATCTTCATTTCGTAGCGGTCATAATCGTCGCCCTGCGGGTTTTTAAATAACTTGATCACGCTATGGCCCAAGAGGATGATCCTCATGCTCCGCTGTTTCCGGAGGGCATCTAGCTTGTGCAAGAACACGCGCCACTGGTCAACTGCCGTGACGTACCCCTTGTGATAGCCGTAATCCTCAATATTGGACTTACCGTCCCGCTTACACACAAAGTCCCAACAAAGCGGCTCTGCCCAATCAATGGTGTCCAGAACAAATGTTTCATAGTCGTGGCTTTCGTGGATAAGAGTTTCTACTGCTCCAAGAATATCTTCCCACCCCGAAGGCTCAGGAAACCGACTAACGTCAAGCCTCGCTGTGCCATCTTCCGAGCCAAGGAAAATTGGCTTTGGCGCTTCTCCCGCAGTGGAACTCTTGCCTATGCCGTCAGGTCCGAAAAGTACAATTCGATCAGGGAGAGAGAGTTTCCCACCCACAACGTTCTTCAAACTCATTCTATTGCTCATGACAATTCCTCGTGTTGCGCACCCTTCTTCATAAACCTAGCGTCGTTGCTAGGATCGCTAACCCCGGTACAAGCGTCAAAAAACTCGCATTCCCGGTTGTACATCATGCACGAGTCGCTGTTCCGGGGGTAACGACTCGTCTGCATGGACCCCTTAATCATGTGAGCTTGCTGATAGAGATCGTGCTGTGCCTCTAGTAGCTCATGCTCCAAGCGGACCACAGTACCCCGTTGGTAATACTTGTCCGGATTATCCGCGATGTGAGCCCTAAGTCTTTCTCTGTAAGCCTCTGGCTCCTCATCTGACTCGTGCTGACTTTTCCAAAGTTTTCCGTCAGCTTTGTACTTTCTCTTTTCCTCCGGCGTAGCCTTAAAGGGCTTAACCTTTGGTTTTCCAATCACATCGTACATGCACTCTGTGACGCCCTCGGCAATCAAGTAATTACTAACCTGAGTGTCGAGCACAAGTCGCCTCCAGTACGGACTACCCGGAGATATGTCAGCAGAACTTGTCTTGTGCTCGACAATGAGAGAGAACAGTCTTACATCCACTTTCCCGTTGAGTCTGAATCCGTGCATCGCGTGGCCCGTATCGGGATTTTTTATTGGCACGGAAAACTCTTTCTCCACCTCCTGAACAAACTCCCTTTCGGGAGAGTCCAACCACCTTATGTCGTATCCCCTCAAAAGCTCCTGGGCTTTCACTGCCTCAAACTCGTCCAACGCATGAGCGGCGAGGGTTGCTAAGATCTCCTCCATCGGAGCCTTTGACCACCAAGCGTTCAGACCGAGGTGAACAAGAGTTCCGAACCTTAATGCCTCTGGCTTGTCGATCAAAGAGTAAAGATCGACGTAGCGATGTTTGTATAGTCTTGCGCAAGTACGATATGCGCGAGAAGAAGAAGTTGTGATAATCTTCATTGTTGACCACCTCCACTGGTCAAGCCCTGCTTATGCGGGGCTTTTTTTATTTCAAAGCTCCACGCTGATACCTACCAAAGCCCCGCTGCTGTATTCCCGCATCGTGCAGCCTGCCCCTCTCTTTAACGATGGCATCAGCTAGCTCTTCGTCAGACTTAACTAGCCGCAGTAACGTGTGGTAGTGGCAACCCAACCTCTTTGCAGTGTTTCGCATGTTGCCATTGCATTCCGAGAACACTTCTAACACATGCTCACGGGCAGCCTCCGGGTCATATAAAAACCGAACCTTTATGTTTGTAATCGCCATAAGAGAATCCTAATCACCGCAGTAATACATGTCAACTGCATTTTCAGGTTGCCATACGTTGCCATACGTTCCTTCATGGTTTTTAATAAAAGTTTGTTTACCCCGTTGACACACCTGTGAGTTGGATATAGGTTCTCTTGTGAAGGGAGTGGAGATGAGCAACAATGTACCTGACGACTGGTATACGTTTTACAGTTCGTGCGAAGATTGCAACAAGATCGTTCACGCCAGCGAGGGTGAGTGTGAGTGCCGACTGAGCAACCCGAAGTATAGTAACCGGCCATGGCTTGAAGACAGTGGTTACGAGTTCTATTATGACGAGTGGACAAAGGTGGTGAGCCAGTGTGAGCACGTTGCTCGAAGAGATCACTCCGATGGTGCGATTAAAGCTGGCCAGCGCTACAGCGTAATGCGGACCCGAGTGGTGAATGACGAAACTGGAAAGAGCACTCATCACACATCGAAAAGGGTGGTGCAGTGAAGTCACCCATTGCTCGACTGTCAGCCGTCACTAGGGTTTTTAAGATCGCAAAACGTGTTGGCGCAACTGATGTTGCTGGGCCAAGCGGCCTGTCGTCACGAGCGCTCCAGCAGGCGAGGCTTTTGGCGATGGATGCGAACGCTCTGAGGGATGATGTGGACGACGCCACGATTGCTGGATTGGAAGCTGGTCGAGGTGGCTGGAGCTGCAATTTGTTAGATGTCACGGTGCCCGAGGTGGGTGCTGTTAAACAGGGAGAGAAGTAGGCATGGGAGCGAAGAAGGAATTAGAAAGAAAGCTGGAGAAGGATGTGAAGGAGAAGGATGTGAAGGTGTCTGTCCGCGTCCCAATTATTGGGGTGTCTGACTTGGTTGTGTGCAACAGAAGTAACTGGTTCAAGTAAGGGAAAAGAAAATGGCAACACGAAAAAAGACTGCGAAGAAGACTGCGAAGAAAGCGACATTGAAGGCTCTACCTCCGATGGATTACAGCAAGCCACAGAAGGTGGAGATCCCGGCAATCGGGCTCCATCAAGTGCGGATTCCTATCGCTGGCATCAGCGAGTTGGTCACGCACAACTGGAACGAGAAGGCGAAGGGACAGATGCGAGCGAAGCAACAGGGTCAAGCTAAGCTCAAGAAGGATCCAAAGGTTCCAGAAGAGTGTTTTGAGGGAGCGAAGTACCTGGACGAGGAAGGTAACGACTGCGTTAAAGCGTCGTTTTTCAAGGCGGCCATGGTAGGTGCTGGTCGGTTTATGGATG